CAGCTGTGAATTGAAGCGCAGAAGGAATTATCATTTTAGTTCCTTTAGCTGCAATTTTTAACCCTCTGTCATCAGTCATCGCTGCGATGTCAATTAAAGACTGCTCTAACGATGTTTCGTTAAGATCAGCTGAAGTAGATAGTTCATTTTTGAACGTTCCACCAGTAATCGGGTGAACAGCAGAACATAGTTCTACTCCATCACCACCTGTGAAAGATGAGTCAAACGCATTGTTTAACACATTTGCTGCTTTAACTTGTTTTGCGTTAGCCATAGATCTAGCTAATGCTTTTGTATATCTAGACGCAAGTCTGTCATACAAATTGTCTTCGATCGCTTCTTCAGTGATCGAGAACGCTAAAGCAAGCGTTTCGTGAGTGTATCTAGCAGTGAAAGATTCAGTTGCTGAATCGAAGTTTACGCTTGAACCTTCAGGTTTTACTGAAGCGTTTGCGAAACCAGATAACATAACTTCTTCTTCAAAAGCTCTGTCAGAATTCTCGATGTCGAAAATCTGAGTATGCTCATCTGCGTAGTTCTTATATTCCAGGCCGAATAGTGCATTCAATCCTGGCTCTAGTTCTTTAACTAGTTGTGCTCTTGATATTGCCATAATATTATACTCCTATTCTATTATACGCCTGTTGTTAGTTTAAAGATATGTTCACCAGTATTGAAAACGCAATATGCGTTTGCATTAGCTGAACCAGTATCACTGTTTTCAGGATCTTTTGAGATTCCGATTTGTTTGAAGTTACCAGATGTTCCAGATTCAGAAGTGTCTAACTCTGAAGTTGACATACCAGTTGTAGTGTTTCCACCAACACCAGTAAAATCAAAACAAGAATTGTTCATTGCTGCTGTTCCTGTTCCATCATGTTGTGCTTCAAACACAGTGTAAGGGTCAACGTGTACTGTAGCCTTTAGATCAGAAGCATTTGTGCTTGCTGCGTAAAAAGGTTTGAACGTTGGTTTACTTGTTGTGGGATCAGTGTAGAACACACCAGCGAAAACACCTGCTTGTTGAGTGTCTCCAGCTGCTGCAGCTTCTATACCGCCACCCGCTACTGCTTCAACTACTTGACCAGTATATATTGCTGATCCATAGTTTGCTGCTATAGCGTATTCTTCCGTTCGTATTTCTCCACCGACAAGTGATCTTACCGGTCTAAAACCGAACGCTGCGTCTTTGTTTGCCATAGTTTTTTCCTTATTCTGTTTATGGTTTTACCCATAAACGGGTTAATGTTAATTCGTTGGTAGGGATTAACCCGAGAATCGTTAAAAAATTAACTTTTCTTTGTACCACCGAAGGTTACACGAGTCTGTCTATCATTATTGATAGGCATACTTGGATGCTGTTCCTTCATGAGATCGTTACTTATTGCGTCGTTCTTATCTTGCGTTTGTTTTGCAAAATATTCTTGTCTCGACTTTGCAATCTCTTCTGGTATCCTTGCCAGCAAAAGGCCGCCAACTCCGATCACTCCCTTGTATTTACCAGTTTGAATAGTTGGATAATCAGTTTCTGGATATTGATCAGCTCTTACTAATTCAAATCCAGATCTCATTTTAGCTGACATGTTTGATGAATCATCAAATCCCATACTTTCAGCTCTTAGCCATCTATGTCTAAACCCATCTGGTGCAGGGGGTGCATCTAAAGATGATGGTGGAGTCCAAACTTTTTTCTTTTCTTCTTTGACTCTAGTTTGACTCGCACGGGAAGTTCTTGTTTCTGTTTGTTTTTTCATATGCCTATACCTCCTTCGTGATATTTAATTGTTTCGCATATTCTTCTAGTGGCACACCTAATTTTTTAGCGATTGTAACTTGTGAGGGTGTGAGTCTCACTGTTTTGCGACCTGGGTTTACACTTCGCTTCGCTGAAGCTACTGTTTGTGTAGGCTTGGTCGTCACCTTATTATCAGTTGTAGCAAATTTATGCGGAAAGTCAATACGCATTCTTTTATCTATTTCTGAGTAATATTCGTCAGTAGAAGGGTCCATACCTTCTTCTTCTGTTAGCTTTTTATGTAAATCAAACGCTGTATACGTCATAGCGTTATCTTTACCAAACCATTCATTCTTTTCTGCCCATGCTTCTGCTCTTGGATCTGGTGAAGTGGTTTTAGGTTGAACGGCTTCATCAAGAGATGGTTGTTTAACTGGCTTCTGCTTACTTTCAGCTTCAGCTCTTTTCTTCATCATCTCAACTCTTGCTTCTTCTAATCCTAATTTAGCAATTTCTTTTTGTGCTTCTACTTCAGCTGCAAGATCTCCAGCTTCTCTTGCTGCTGCAAGTTTAGCTGCTGATGCTTGTAAACCAGATTTAACTCTACCTTCCATAGCAGTCATATAACTTGGCTCCATGGTAGTTAGTTTACTTTTGGTTTTATCAGCTTCGGCTTTAATTCCTTTTGCGTATTCTAAAGCGGCTTCTTTTTGTCTTTCCGCTTCACGCATTTTTTTAGTAAGCTTAGCAATTCTTTTCTTAACCCCATCACTATAGTCTTCTAATTCTTTTTTATCCTCAGAACTTTTATTATCTTGAACTTTGTCTTCTTTTTTAACTTCTTCTTTAACTTC